GCGCACCTCGCTTGGGGTGAAGGTGGAGTCGAGCCGGGTGATCATCGGCCCGGATGAGCGGCAGGCACCCTACGGCGGGTACGTGGAGTTCGGCACCGGGCCCCACGTGATCAGGCCGAAGAGCAAGAAGGTGCTCTCCTTCGTGGTCAACGGCAAGCGGGTGTTCGCGACCAAGGTGAATCACCCGGGCACCAAGGCTCAGCCCTACGTGCGGCCGGCGTTCGATGCATGGGTGGACTCCCTTGGGACGATGGCTGCAGAAGCCAACGTCAAGGTGATCACCGACAATGCCTAGTTCGATCTCACGTGGACCCATCTCCAACCGGCTGCTGGCCGAGTTGGATACCGAGGGGTTCCCGGTGGGGGACAACGCTTCCCCGGTCGTCCCCTACGGGTGGCAGGGCGAGCCGAACGACCCCGGGACCACGTTCACCCCGTGGCTCTCCCTGACCCCTGGTGTGGCATCTCTACAGACCCCTCCTGGATCGATCGGTGACTCTCAGAGCCAGTGGCGTCTGAACTACACGATCGTCTACGCCGGGGTGAGCAGGAAGCAGACCGAGGCACTGGCGGACCGGATGCGGTTGAACCTGACCAACATCTCCCGGGAGTCAGTGGACACTCCGACCGGCAAGTGGCGGATCCAGAAGGTCACCTGCATCGGGATCGGGAACACCAGCCGGATCGGATCGGCCTATCCGGACTACTTCACACAAGCAGACTCGTTCGAGGTCTGGGTCACGAAGGGAAGCTGAGATGCCACGACAGCAGCAGATCAAGATCACCAAGGGCGACCAGGAGGGGTACTGCCTGGAGTCGTCGCTTCGCGCGTGGGAGCGCAATGGCTGGACGCGCGCAGATGATGGAAGTAGTGAAGAAGAGGCCAGGGTCACCGAGCGTCCGCTGGAGACACAGGCCGAGACGACCAAGGAAGGCTGACCCATGGCCAGGATCATCCCGAACGAGAACACCTGGATCGGGTTCAGCACTGCTGCGATCGCAGACATCGCTGCGCCCACCGCTGCTCAGGTAGCTGCTGCAGTAGACCTGACCGGGTACTGCATCTCGCTGAACGCCTCGGCGCGCGGCAACACGGTGCCCACCCCGTCCTTCGACTCGCTGTTCGAGACCAGCACCGCTGGTACCTCGGCAGCCACGTTCGACGCGGACTTCTATCGTGATGATGAGGATGACCTGGCCTGGGAAACGCTCCCGCGTGGTACTCGGGGCACCTTCTTCATCGCTCGGTTCGGTGGCACTGGTGCCAACAACCTGCCGATCGCCGGCGACGACCTCGAGGTCTGGACGGTGATGATCACCTCCCGGACGATGGCGAACATGAGCTCGAACACGGTGCTCACCTTCACCGCATCCTGCTCGGTGAACGTGGAACCCGCCGAGGATGCTGTAGTCGCAGCCTGAACCTAGTCCGGGGGATAACATCTGATCGACTACATCCCCCGGATCAGGAAGTGACCGATGCCGAACAGCACTGCCGCAAAGAATGCTGAGGCTCGACAGAAGCAGTCTGAGGCGTCGAAGCGCGCCACTCTCGACCAGCTGGTCAACAAGCCCCGCAACACCACCGAGTTCTCCCTCTACCTCTCCGACGGCAACGGCGGGTCCAACGAGGTGACCCTGAAGTACCAGGCGATCGGAATGCGCGCCTACGACGATCTGGTGGCCAAGCACCCGCCCAAGGCGGACCAGCGGGCCGAGGGTGCCTCCTTCAACATGGACACCTTCGCGCCGGCGCTGATCGCGGCCTGTGCGGTGGAGCCCGAGATCACCCCGGCTGAGGCGAAGAAGATCTGGGAGTCCGAGGAATGGTCCCGCGGTGACGTGATGGTGCTGTTCCGCAACGCTGTCGAGCTGAACAACAGGGGGCTGGATGTCCCTTTCATCGAAACCGACTGAGGAAGGACCACAACTTCTTCCTCGAGATGTCCTACTGCGCCGAGCATGGCATCCCGCACAGCAAGTTCCTCAAGTGGGATCCCGAGGATCGGGCCAAGACCGTTGCCTACCTGCTGGAGGCCGGCTCCCGGTGCACCATGTGCGGAACTGCCTCCTGGGAGTGGGAGGAGAACCGGTTCGCGTTCACCGCGGTCGACGAGTTCTGCCAGGGCTGCTACCAGAAGGCGATCTTCTCGGACACGCAGAGCTCGTCACTTCCGGGCACCAATGTCAAACTAGTCCCAACAACCCCGCAGCTCACAGCCCAGATGGCACTGAAGGCTCGGAAGCATGCCAGGCTGAAGATGGATTAGGACCACGCATGTGACCAGTCAGCCGGTAGAGGCCAACGTCGTCCTGACTGCGGACAACTCTGGTTACGACCAGGCGATGCAGCAGTCCACCCAGTCGACCAACGCGCTGGGGACCTCGCTGGACTCCCTGGGCACGAAGATGGGCAACCTGACCCGCCGTGCCGGCAAGCTGGGGCTGGGGATCACTGCTGCTGACGTGACCCTGATCGGCACGGCCACCGCAGCCTGGGCCAGCTACGAGAAGCAGATGAGCCGGCTGGCCTCTCAGTCTGCGGTGCTGACCCGCACCCAGGCTCAGCAGAAGACGGCGATGAGCGACTACAAGGACGCGGTGAAGGGACTGCGTACCGAGTATGGCACCACCACCGGCGAGGCCGCGAAGCTGGTCGAGACCCTGACCAAGGTGACCAACGTCCGGCAGTCGCGCGGGCTCAAGGACCTGTCCAACGTGTTCGTGGACATGTCCAAGGCCACCGGGGAGAGCAGCACAGGACTGGCCTCCTCGCTGACCAACCTGCAGAAGGTGATGGGCACCCCGGTCAACGCCCAGAACACCCGCAAGTACGCCGACCAGTTCACCTATCTGGCTGCCCAGACCAACACCTCGGCCCAGGGCCTGGTCGACTTCACCTCCCAGCTGGCTCCGATCGGTCGCTCGATCGGGATGAAGACCGAGGAGGTGGCCGGGTTCGCTGCCGCCTTCACCAAGGCTGGTGCTGATGGCACCCAGGTGGCCACGGTCTTCAACAAGGTGGCCAGCGACATCTCCAAGTCCATCTCCTCTGGTTCTCCGGAGATGAAGATGTACGCGAACCTGATCGGCAAGAGCGCCGGCGAGTTCGAGAAGATGTCTGGCGCGGAGCAGATCGTTCAGATCCTGGAGAAGCTGAACTCGATGGGCCCCGAAGCGGCTACTCAGCTGGAGCGGATGGGTCTGGAGGGTCCTCGTACCCTGCGCGCGATCACCCAGGTGATCAACGAGGCAGGTGGTGTCCGTCAGGCCCTGGCCCAGGCTCAGGACCCACGAGCCAAGGGTGCCTCCGATGAGGGTGCCAAGGCCGCGCACACGATGACTGATGATCTGGCCAAGCTCCGCGAAGAGATGAAGATGACCGCCGAGTCCTTCGCCACCTTGCTCGGCCCGGCCATGGAGTTCTTCACCGACAAGGCAGTCAAGCTGATGGGGGTGATCCAGGACATCGTGGAGGGCCCGCTTGGGAAGTTCGCACAGGCGATGGCACCAGTCCTGGCCGTCTTCACCGGCGGTGTCGGCGCGATGTTGCTGTTCGCTGGCGCGCTGCTGAAGATCGCTGCCGCGTTCGCTGCCGTGCGCAACAGCGCCACCAAGGGCCTGGTCGAGGGGTACAAGGGCGGCAGCATGATGGTCCGCGGCCCAGGCGGAGAGCTGGTCCCGGCTGGCGGCGGACGGTTCGGGGAACAGGGCAGGCTGCTGGCTGCTGGCGCGACCACTACGGATCCACGCAGGGCGAGCACCTGGGTACAGCGCGGGCTGTACAACACCGGTGCCATGTTCGGTGGGATGGCAGGCGGTGGCCGCACCGGGATCACCGAAGGAACTCAGGCTCTCCGGAGATGGTGGAATCCGGACTACCCCACTCCTGAGGCTCCTCGGGGACCGATCTCCTACGCGGCAGGTGGCGCTGGTCGGTTCATGCAGCAGTTCATGACCCCGAACTTCGACCAGATGCGGCATCGGAACATCACCGACCGCCAGACCTGGGCAGGACAGATCGCTCCCTTCGCCAGCCTGCGGGAGCGGGTCGGACTGACCACCGCGATGGGCAGGACCGGAGTTGCCTCCGATCAGCTGACCGAGGTCCGACGAGCACAGCTGGAGGCGCGTCGGGATCCGCTGCTGACCAACGAGGAGCGCAAGGTCAGGCTGGCACACCTGGAGATGGTCAAGCAGGAGACGATCGTCCGGCGTGACTCTGCTCTGCAGACCGAGAAGAACATGCAGGAGTCGATCTCCCAGACCAAGGATCAGGTCGATGTCCTCAAGGAAGCCAACAAGCTGCAGGCCGAGCAGAACAAGGATGTCCGGGGTTGGTCCCGGTTCCGGCAAGGAGCCACCGG